ATAATATCACTCAAGTAGAAGCTAAGTATAAGGATGATCCTATTAATGCTCCTGTATCACCTCATTCATGTATGAGATATTTCAGACCATGTAGTATGATTCCTTTTTGTACTGCAAATGATGAAGAACAAGTAGAAGCATTAGAGACAATGACAACAGTAGTATGGGATGTGTTAGCAGATGATTGATTCTCATGAATGGATTGAAGTTGATAAGATAAAGTTTGTTGATGAATTTATTCCTAAATATCCAAGAGAATTAACATTTGATAGTTGTGGTATATCAGAGCCACCTACAATATCATATAATGATTTCTCTTTTGGTGTGTGGCCTCATTCTATTGTAGCATCTACTCATAGAGAAAAAGATACTGTTAGTGTTCGTAAAGATTTATGGGAAAGTATTATAAATGACTAAAGCAGAACAATTAGAATTAGCAATTCATAAATCTATTCTCATGCATATTAGAGCATATCAATCTAATGATTCATATGATTCAATACGTAGGGATGATGCACGTAAGGAATTAAAAGAATTACTTAATGAATTATTCCCTGAAAGTGATAATAAATAATGCCTCCTGAATTAATCAACGCTACTGATCCTAACTCAGAAACTAAACGTCTAGCAATGCTTCTTTGGAGTGATGCGGGAGTAGGAAAGACCTCACTAGCAGCAACAGCTAGAGGTAATAAGTTATGGATTCTATTTGATGATGGAGGACTAGATAGTGTTCAAGGACTAAGATCAGAGTTAGTAGAAACAAAACCTGCTCTTGACACAGCACTAAAGAATGTGATACATAAATTAGACTATACTAAAGAAGATAAAGTAGCGTATGTATCACGATTTGAAACATCAAATGATCCATTAAACATTGAGCAGTACTTAACTAATGTAGATTTAAATATTCAAACTGTAGTGGTTGATAGCTTGACAACGTTAGGTGATGATGCAATTGAGTTTGCTGTGAAGTATAAAGGCTTCAAATCATCTACCATGACAAAGCCAGGCCTTGAGGCATATGGTGCACGATTAACATTAATGAAAATGTTTGTGCAGAATATGCTTAAGCTTACTGCTAAACATAATAAAGATATTATATTCATCTCACATGCTAAAGATAAGTATGATCAAGATGAATTGGTTGAGATTTCATTAGCACTAGGAGGTAGCTTAGCCAATGACTTAGGAATTAAGTTTGGTGAGATATGGTATATGAGAGATTCATCTACTAAGGGTAGAGAGATATTCTTCGTACCATTTCAAAAATATAAACCTATGAAGACTAGAATGTTTGATAAATCAGAAGGCAAACCTACTAGTTTTAAATGGAAGTATGATATTAGCAATCCTGATATTTCCATGGAAATTGCTACATGGTTTAAGCAATGGGAAGATAGTGGGTATAAAAAGATAGAGGTTCCTAAATGATTGATCATCGTGAACATTTCAGGATGCAATTGTATTTAAATACATTTAATACATCATTAGCTCATGATCAAAGTACATATTCAGCAGGAGCAAAAGCTGAATCAGCTGTAAAAGATTTTGATAAGTTCTTTCAAATTGATAATGATTTAGATATTCCTGCTGTTAAGGAAGCACCTAAATCAAATAATAATTGGGATGAAATTCCTTTCTAAATAATGTAATGGGATAGGATATATAGTAATGTATATCTATACTAGTCTTGTAGAGCCTATGCGTATGAGATGAATACATATTAAAGAGTTTATGTTATCCCTGTTCGAATACCTCTAACTTGAGAAGCAGTGGAAACTGTTAGAGGATGAGTGCACTCAAGAACACTGCAATTTAATGTAATGATAACAAGGTAACTAAATGTCTGATAATGAAATTGAAAATGTATTCGTTTATAGTGAAGACCTTAATAATGCTGAGGCTCCTAATCCTCTCCCTGCTGGTAACTATCCTGCTGAAGTGCGTAAATCTGAGATTGCAGATAGTAAGTCTAAGCCAGGTAATAAGAACCTAGTTCTAGGCCTGTATATCGCTCCTGAGAGCTACCCACATGACTACCTTGATGGTAACCCTGATGGTACTACCCTCACGGTTTATAGGCCACTACAGGACACCACAAGGGGCCGTTATCGCATGAAGAAGTTCAATGAGGTAATGGGTGTAAAGAGCAGCAAGACCATTGATCCTAACGATTATATGGGCTGTGCATGCACTGTTAAGATTGATACTCGTATGGGTATGGATGGACTGCCACAAGAAAATGTTGCTGAAATCCTAGCTAAACAGTAATAAATAATGCATAGTGACCTTGACAGGCTTTAACAGGCTTGTTAAGGTCATTTCACACTGAGAAAACAATCTGGTGTGACCATTAAGGTTTTAATCATTATGGCTAAAAGAAAGAATATTGAAATGTCTGATACTGAAACTCAAGTAGAAGCTCCTGCCACTGAAAAGAAAACTCGTAAGGCTTTTGTTCGTGGTCCTCAAAAGGTATTTGCTCTCCTAACTGTTACTGATGATCAAGGTAATGAACTTGATATGCGCCAAGGTAAGGGTTATAAGGCTAACATTGAACTTTCAAAGGATATGGAAGGTCTTGTTACCAAACTTCTAAGTGGTGATCTAAAGGCATTTGTTGTGCAACTAGAAGTCCCAAAGAATGCTAGTGCTGATGAAGAAGAAGCTGCTGCTTAATCTTCTAGCATAACATGAGGGGACTAGGTAATATGATCTAGTCCCCTTTATTGTGTTTATATGAAAGGATAATAAGATGATTAAGGTATACATTACTCCTGAGATGTATGTTCTAATCCCTGTTGATCAAGTTGATGAATAACATGAAGCATCATAAAAAGATCAAGGGTAGAGCAATTGCATTACGTTGTATCAATGATGAAGGAAATTCTTTAATTAAAACTGATCAAGTTTATTTAGGATTTCCTTCATCTAATCATAATTTATTTGAATTATATATTCCTAATATTAATAAGTATTATGCTAAACATAATAAAGTAAAACCATTTCATACAATACCATTTCCTAAGCATTGCTTTGAACCTATCAATCCTCTTCATAAACACAATCCCATTTACTATTAATTCTTAATTAGAAAGCGTTATCATGTCAGATGATAATGATACACTAGACACGTCTGATGGTGTCAATAATGAAGTAAAACAAGTGCTTGATCCTAAGCAAGTAGAAGCAATCAATGCATGTTGTGATATAACTAATCGTGTTGTGACAATTAGTGGTAGTGCAGGTACTGGTAAAACAACTATCCTTACTCAAGTGTACTATGCATTAAAAGATGCAGGTTACTCAGTTGCATTATGCTCTCCTACAGGTAAGGCAGCTAAGCGCATCTATGAAGTAACAGGCATTCAAGCATCTACTATTCATAGATTGTTAGAGTACACACACCCAGGAGACATTGATCCTAAGACAGGTAAACCAGAAGGATTTGCATATCCTAAGAGAGATAAACAAAATCCATTAGATTATGATGTTATCCTTGCAGATGAATATGCAATGGTTAATAAACAAATTCATAGAGAATTACTTGATGCATTAAAAGCAGGATCAGTTATTAGATTCTTTGGAGATGAAAGGCAACTTGCCCCTATCGAAGAAGATGATTGGAAGAATAAGGCAGATAAGAAACAACCAGAACCATCACCATTCATTAAGAATCTTTGTGAGCTTAGACTTAAATCAGTTAAGTTAACTACTGTGTTTAGACAGAAAGAAGGATCAGGATTACTAGATAATCTACACCTAATCCTTCGTGGCTCTATGCCTAAGAACAATGATCAATGGTATAATAAGTTTACTGAATATCCTGTAAAGGTATTAGAAGAATATGTTCTAGAACACCTAGATGATATTCCATTCAATTCTGTAGAGAATCAGATTATTGTTCCAGGCAATACTAAGTTTGTAGGAACAGTTAAACTTAACTTCATTCTCCAAGCAATATACTTTGATCCCAGTGAAGACATTGAATACAATGAAGAAACAGGAGAGAAGGGTAATCATATTATTATTCCAAGACATAATTGGGATATTGGTATGTATAATACTAAAGGAGAAGCAGGAGGATTCATTAAGTTACACGTAGGGGATAAGGTTATTTATAAAGCTAATAATCTTGATCTAGGTGTGTTTAATGGTGAAACAGGTATTGTTAAAGAATTTGATAATGATATTGGTGAAGTAGTAATTGATTTTGGTGATAGAGAACAAGCATTCCCTATCATGATGCTTAAGACTAATAAATATGGTAAGATGGTAGAGTATGATCCTAGAAAGGATATTGACCTAGCATATGCTATCACTACTCATAAGTCTCAAGGATCACAATATAAACATGTAGTGTACATACTTAATAAATGTGATACATGGTTAATTAATAATAGGAATTTCTATACAGGTTGTTCTCGTGCACAGCAGTATGTGTATGTAATTACAGATCAACAGAGTTTTACTAGAGCAGTTCATACTAAGGATTAAGATATGCATTCATACAACTATATTCCTCATGAACGATTTCAAAGACGTAGGCATGAAGTATCATCTAATAAAGGATATACATGTCATTACTTCTTATCTACAGCAGATGCATTGAATTATATGAATTATAAGAATAGGAATATGAGATGAGTATTCTAAATACATTTATTGAAGATTGTAAGCGTACTGAAAGTGGACATTTTCCATTAGGTAATATGTTTGATGGGACTCCATATCTTTTAAAAACAGATAGATTACTCCATGCTGCAATGGGAATGACTACTGAATCAGGTGAGTTTCTTGATCCATTAAAGAAACATCTATTCTATGGTAAACCACTAGATTCTACTAATCTCAAAGAAGAACTAGGTGATCTACTATGGTATATTGCAATTGCATGTGACGCATTAGATACTACTATTGAAGATGAAATGATTAGAGTTATTAATAAACTCAAGACTAGATTTCCTGATAAGTTTAGTAGCGATCATGCTATTCATAGAGATTTAACTG